AGTTGTTCTTTGCTCGTTCAGCGTTTAAGGCTGCAGTGCATTCGTTCATCATCGCAACAACCTTATCTCCCTTGCTGTCAAGCTCCTTGATTTGCTCGTCAAGCTCCTTATACTGAGAAGCGATAAGTGCGAGTTCGTTTGACAACCTCTCCATCTCCGCTTCATCTCTCTTCTTTGACGTGTTCTTGTACGTGTCAATGGAAGCCTGAGTTGTTGCGATGGAATTAGCAAGATGGTCGGCAAGCGACAAGACCTTATTCAGGGACTGAGATACGTTTCTCAGGTCTGCCTTGATAGCCTCACCGATGATGTTAATGGCTTCAAGACCTAATATCTTATCCACAATCTGCTTCTTCTCCGTTGGGGTCATTGAGATGAATGACTTGAACGTATTGAGGTTCAGCGATACAACGCTGTTGAAGACGTTGAATGGGATTGTTAGGATATTGGATTCAATGAACTTCTGAGCGTCACGGATACCGATGGACTCAATATCAACTCCGTCTTGGTAGACCTTGAGTGAGTTGGGGGAGAACGTGCGCTCAATGAAGTAGTGCGTACCACCTGAGTAGCAATCCCCTGCTATATATCCATTCTTATTCTTTCGGTTGGCGATAGAGGACTTATTCACCCCTTGCACCTTTCCGTAGATAAGGAGACTAAGCATATTGAGGAACGTGGATTTACCCGACCCTGAACGCCCCTTTAGCTGTATGACCTCTCCCTCTGAGGAGAACTCAATTTCATTAAGGGCATTTCCGTAAGAACCGATATTCCTGAATGCGATTTTCTTTAGAAACATTTACCTATTCTTTAGGTGAGACAATTCTTTATGCAAAGATACGAAATTACTTTCGTTTACGCAAGATAATTCGGGCATAGAGGACTTCTCCATTACAAATCAATCTTTCGTTTGAAAAGACATCGCCTTCTTTTATGGCGTTCATTCCTATAATCTCAAATTGCTCTTCATTGTATTTGTCCATAAACGTTATAGGAACAGCCATAAGACCATCGTAATCTTTTGGGATTTTCTTTACTTCGTTCACGTTTATAGCCTCGTGATTATCGCACTTAGGATACTTCTCCTCGGAGTATGTTTCTGTAAGTTCTATCGGAGGTAGTACTTCATCTGTTTTTAGAGTTGTAAACCATCTAACACCTTTAACTCTGACGAAAAGGTTTCCTTCCTCATCTACTCTGAATTTGCTTGCATCTGCTGGATAACCCTCAGGGACTTCGAACTCTCTATCCCCACTATGGATGCTTACACCTATTCTCAACGAGCCCTCTTTGACAAGAGGAAATACGTCCTTAAAAGAAATTGCATTCACATTTCCCAACACAATGAAGTCCTTACCATTCTGACACATTAGACTAACAAAATGTCTGAAAAGAGAGAACGGAGGATTGGTCACAACAATATCAGCTTCATCAAGAAACTCCTTCACCTCGGGACTTCTAAAGTCGCCATCACCTTCTATTGGTTTTATCAGGCTGTCTATTAGATACTTAGAATACCCCCCCCCCACATCTCCTGAGTATTCTAAGAGTACGGGTGTTTCTTTTTGGGTGTCAGAGAATATATCAAATGATTGGTCTTTGTAGCAAGTCGCTATCAGCTTTTTTAGACCAAGCTCATGAAACCTATCAACGAAGTATCTTACAAAGTTGCTTTCACGAGGGTCATCGCAGTTGCAATATACGACCTTTCCTGCAAGGCTCTCTTTGTAATGGGAAAGCTCTGCATTTATGTCATCCATCCGTGTGTAGAACTCATCGTTCTTGCCTACTTTTGCTTTAGTTAAATTCTTGCTTGACATATAATCTTATTTGCAGGTCAAAGATAGTAAATAAAAGCTACCTAACAAAACTATAATATAACATGGGAGATAGCATTAGATTAAAGACGATAGAATATATCGTAAGCAAGGCTTTGGCATTTAGTGATGGGGCAAAACAATCATCAGATGTCATAAACCTATGTGGTCAAGCACAGCTAATGGAGCTTGTTTACCTTGTTTGTATAGGCAGTTGCTGTGTAGCGAACGCATCGCAATCTAATGCAATAAGCCTACTATCCATACTTGATGACTTCTCTACCTACCCTCTTGGTCATGTAAGCCACTATTCATATAAGGAACTATCCAAAGAGAACGATACTTCAATACTATTCCTTAATGGAGACGTTCTTGTTCAATATGATAGAATTGGTGTAAACTCAAAGTCGTTTATACGTGATAATAAGGAAGTATGCGAGCTTATTGACGATGCTATTAAGTTCCTATTCAGTGGCGATTTTCTTCCAAGGCGTGGAAACTTGTTTAGTACATCAAGGCTTGGTATTCTAAACAGAATTGACAACCAAGTTCTAATAGACATAAGAAGCACTTTTCCCGCTTGGGTCATCGCACTTGATAATATAGGAAGCGAAATTTACAAAAAGAGAGGAGCGGACGAAGTTGAAGCATTTCTTAAAAAGAGCGATGGAATTGGTAATATAAGCAAAGCATTGAGTAATCCGAATGTATTAGAACGTGAAATATCTAAGCTAATAAGCTACAAGTATAGATAAAGCAAGGGTCGGTATTTCTACCGACCCCGTTTCTCCTTCAACACGTGGCTGATAAGATTAGCTTTCTTGTTGTGCGAGAGCTTCCGCTTCTTTTCTCTTCTCCTCTTCCTTCTTCCTATCCTCATTCAGGAAGCTGATAAGCTCTACACACTCAATGTAAGGCAGTCTACCTATATCAGAGACTGACATCCTCAGTTCTTTGATAAGGAGATACCTCATCTTACTCAAGGTCTCCCAAGGGATTTGAAATGCCGAATAGAGACTTGATGCCGTCTCGAAAGGAAAGCGGGGCTTCTCGCTCCACACCTCCCGAGTTGATATAAGAAATAGTAGGCTTAGATACCTCTGTGATGATGTCCCTGATAGCCCTGATGATTGCGACCTCGGCTGGCTTCAGCGAAAGGAACTCCTGCTTAATCTTGTTGTAGTCCTCAACGGAGAACTCCTTATCAAAGTGCATCAGCACCATAGCGCACTGATAGAAATCCAGCTCATCGGCAGGAACGTCAATCTGTCCATCCTCATCCACAAGGTTTGAGACGAAGTAATACTGAAGCCACATTGACGTACCAATCGTAGGGAAATGCAATTTGATGTCATAAGGCTCACCCGTGCTTGAATGCTTCTTGGGGATAGTCACATTGATAACACCTTGGTTCATCTTGATAGACTTCTTACCTACAACCTGAGGATGCGAGAGGAAATCAAACTGCGTAAGGTTCTCCTTGACGATAGGGTGGTTCTCTCCTTCTATGTTCATAACGAGAGGCTCTTCCGACTCTCCGAATGTCTCCTCCCTAATTGCAAGAAGGATATATATCCTATCTGCTTCAAGTAGGTCACGGAAGCTGTATTGCGTACCATCCGTAGAAGAGAAGATATGCGTGCAGTTCTCAAGGATGTAGTTGATAGCATTCTCCCTTTCAATAAGCGAGTCTATCGGGAGCAATGCCCAATGTCTCAGCTCCTCTGTCGTGCAAGGTCTAACACCAATGGCAAAACCATCAGGATAGTGCTTACCTCTTGAAGGAAGCTCCTCAATATCAAGATTGGTGAACCCGTTGTTATACGTTGGCGGAACACCATCAATCGTAACCGATAAAGCCCTTGGTTCTACTTCTTGGACGTATGGTTCTTCTACCTTCTTTTTCTTCGCCTTACGACCTCTCTGAACAGCTGGGTTCTCGGCAGTATCATCATTACCTATCGTAATCTTATCAATGGTACGACCTTCCTCCATCGTGTCTTTATATCGGATGTAGCCTCTCTCGTCCATCTCAATCCCGTTCATGATGCGTCCATCGGCAACAGCACGTTCAAACTCTTCCTCGTTCTGTCTCTTCACGTCATCACCCATTTCAATCTGATGCAGTCGTTCAATCACGCCACCTGCCCCGTGGGCTTCAAGAGCAGAAGTCATATCATCCGCCTGCGGTGATGTGTTCACGCCCGTCTGTCTCTCAAAAGCCTCAACGTGTTTCATGAGGCTGTCTTCTGTGATATTGTTATTCTCCATACATTAATCGTAAATTCCCTCAACGATGGTTGTCGTCATCGTCCTTGTCTTACTTATTATAGAGTAGGTCTTATCCTCTGCTGAACGCTTCGTGCTTAGCTTCAGCATATCAACAAGCTGTTCGTTTATGTAGAACTCAAGCTCTCCAAGGACGGGGTTCATATTCGCTGAATAAGTAGGCTCAATATCAATCGGCTGATTATTGTCATCGTAGACACGTAGGTATATCAGACCATTCACAGAAGACAAGTCAAGTCGGTCTTTCCTCTTGTTGTCGTATAGACGGAAGACGTAAAGGCTTGGGGACTTGTGTAGCTTAAACAGCGAGCCTTCTTGTGTCGTGTAGATACCTTCCCCGTGTACATTGACCTGAATATCCTGAGAGTTGTAGAATACCTTTTCGTATATAACACTTTCCTTCTTAGACGTATCATCCAACACGGGCGAATGCAGTCCTGATGGGTTTTCGTTCTCATACTTCAATGTGACCTTATCCACGTGTAGGTTAAGCGGTCTGTTGGCGGTATGCCTATACCTATCGAGCTCACTACCCGATATGCTTAGTGACGCTGTACGGACAACCTGAGTAAGGTCTTGCCTATTGACAAGGCGACACGTGTAAACCACCATAACGGAAGATACGTCATTCTCGGGAATACGGATTATCTCGTCATCAAAGATAGTTGGTCTGAATGAATACCTATATGATGACTTGCCATCCTTATCCCTCTTGGAGTAGTTTTCCGTAAACGAGAAAGAGGTCTCTTCGGGAGGTGTCGTTGGAGATGGGTAATACTTCGTTACCTTCATCTCGTGCATCGTCACCCACCTACGTTCGTCAGCCCCACCATACTGAGAATTGAAGTCCGCCCAGCCTTCGTTAGCGAGGCTCTTCTCACCGAAGTAGAGGTCAATACCACGGCTTTCAATGGCATTCATAACCGAGGTGTCTATCGGTGTATAGATGTCGCTTCCCCAATATGGGTAGTAGTTGATATGACCGCTCTTCTTGTCTAAGGATAGGAATACATTAAACCTATCAGCCTGAGAAGCCGATGGTATCGTAATCCTAAACTGAGGAACTTCCTCAACATCGTAGGATACCCCAAAGTCATAGCTGTCGTTATATACATCAACGATGGGGGATATATCTGCAATGAGGGCTGACTGCTGTTTGAATAGGAGGTATCCATTAAGCTCAAACCCTTGGGCATACTGCATACTTGACAAGGAAGGAACTTGGAAGGTTACAATCCTATCAAACACCTGACTTCCGTACGTCAATGGGTTGGGGATAATCTTCTGATAACGCAGGAGAAGGTCGTAGTTGATAAGGATGACTGCGAGACAAGATACATCGCCCGTAGTCGTCTCACCCAAAATTCTGAGTACATAATCCACCTCGGGGGTATATCCCGCCTTAAAGTAAAGCGTTACCTCGGAGGTTATTATATCCGAAGTAACGATGGTCTTTCCTTCAAGAAACTTGTGGGTAGGCTTTGTAATCTTTGGAGCGAAGACAAGCCCGTGAGTATTATACACTCCGTCCTTATCCACGTCCATAAGTATTGACCTATACCCTCTTCCACTATCAACAATCGTGTACTTATGGGATGCCCCTGATTGCACTCCCTTGGTACTTACGTTGTTGTAGCTTATTAGTATATTGTTGTTTAGTCTGCTTATTATATTTGTTCCAACCATACAATTAGAATATGCGGTAAGTAAGCCCAACTCCAACCTGAGGGGTTAGAATGACCTGCTGGTTATACAACGAAGCACCATACCCTACATAAGCGGATACGGAAAACCTCTTGATGAATGAGAAGCTCTTTTTCTTTTCTGTGACCTTCTTTTTGAAATACTTGCTTTGCGATATATCAAAAAGCGCACCTTCAACCTTATCTATGGAGACCAATGGGTTGGTGGAACGGACGAGTACGGAGAGCATACCATTCTTATCCTCCACGATGTCATAGAACAACCCTGAGGTCATTTCAATCGTGGATATAGTAGTCTCCATATTAGCAAGGTCTACCCTCCCCTTAACAACGACCTTATCATTCTCGGAATAAGTCTTGTCGTAGTTATATACAAGGGTGGTATCGTTCTCCTTGACGAGAGGTATTTTCAGAGTATCAATCTTGGTAGTTGTCACCACCTTGGTGATGACGAGAGGGTTGTCCTTAAGTTTCTTATACTCCTCTTCAAGAGAAGCAAACTTCGTCTTAAGGGCTTCCTTGTCGTGCTCCACAAGGAGTCTTTGCTTGTACTCCTCACCGAGTTTATTTTGATAAGAAGAGAGGCTGTCCACATAGTAGACAAGCTCTCTCTTTACGGAGCTTTTGCCGTTCTCTCGTGCCAAGTACATTAGAAACCCAACAGCGAGAGTAGCGACAGCCCCTATGATAAGATGCTTCTTTCTCATATACCTATTTAATTATGGATAAGCTATTTCCATATTATAGGCATACTACTTATGCACCCATTCTAAAAAGAGAACGGGGTATCAATCCCTTCGCCCTCTAAGGTCATTGTTATGAGGTCAATGAAGATACGGAAACGCTGAGGAGTAGACAAGATGAATGCCTTGAGCTTGTCAATATCCTCCTTGCTGTTGATATGGTGGGGAATATCGTCATCCGTAATGTTTGCTCCCATAGGTTGCATCAGCCTATACGAATGGAGGATACTATCTCTTGGTGCGTCATCAAAGTTGGGGTCTAATGACTTTAGCATACCGAACTTGCAGTACTTACTCTCAAAGATGAGGTCAATGATGACCTTCGCTGTTGAGGTGCATTCGTCTTCGGTAAGTACATCATACTCCATCGTGGGGTGAGGGAAGTAGTCTTTGATACGCTCTACGACTGCCGACATCACCTCCTTGTTAGGAGTTTTGAAGTTGCTATCTCGTACGGATGGTAGTGGCTTGATAAGCGTGAAGTACAAGTCTGTATCCTTCTTGAAGACCTCGTACAGCTTCTCGCAAGCGATGGTCTTGCAAGTGAACATCATTTCCTCAAGAGGTGCTCTAAGTTCCTGGGACTTGGTGTAGTCGTGGTCGTCATCCGATAGCGTACGGAGAATAAACGTAACAAAGCGAGCGTCATTGTACGTGTTCTCAATGTACTTCCGCTTCTCTTCGTTGAATACGTTTGTGGTGTCAGCTGTTCCCATCATCTGCATTGACTTAAAGATAATGGAGTTGTATGCGTGACGATAAATCCACGATGCCGTGAAGTGCGATACACAAGCTACCATAAGTTTGCATACCATTTCAAACTGCTCCTTGGTAATGCCTTCGGATAGGACATCCTCTACGGCTTCAGAGATAGCAACATTCCACTCCTGCGTCTCCGTGATGGAGTTACGAACCCACTCCGAAGCATCGTCAATAGTAGCCTTGGACTTGAACTTGCTGTAATGGACATCAGCGAAGCGAGTTGAAAGGAGCTGGTCTCTCCCAAGACCCGTGTAGGTGCGTGCGAAGAAAAGGTAGTCGTTGATAATCTTATGCTTCAAGAAGATACTAACTCCGTCAGGGTCGTTCTCTACCTCGTCAAGCGGGCTGTTGTTTGCACCGAGATAAGCGGGTATAGTGATGGATAATCGTCCTTCGTGGAAGACACTGCAAATATCAGGGATGATGTTGTAGTAAATCTCTCTCAGTATCTCTTTCTGCGAATGAAGACGTATGCTGTAATCACGATGGATAGCCCTTGCAATCATAGGGGTAATATCTCTGTTCAGACCATATATCCCCTCTTCTGCCTTTGAGACATTCTCCAAGAAACCCAGCTCAACATCATAAACGGAAATATCCTTGATTACCTTACTCGTGTAGGTACATAGGGCTTCCTTAGCTACGATGTCGGATATATTCTGCTTGACGCAGAAGTCAATCTTATCAGCGAGTTCAATGATTTTCGTGCGAGAGTTTTTGACGAAGTTCAGCATCTGCTCAACCTCATCAACACCGATATGGTTGCCTGCATTCTTCCCTTGGTACTCAAGGAGTATTTCAGGAATACTTACATTCTCCATTGACTTGATGCCGAGGAAGTCCATAAGGATTCTTGTCGTCATCAGCCAATAGGCGAGCTTGAAGCGTTCTTCATCAAGCCCGTTAAGCGATGATACTAATCCTCCAAAGTAATGCCTTACAGCCGTTGTTGGCTTCTTAGACCTTGTCTTTCTTCGGAGGGTCTCTACTCCTCCCTTGTATATGCCGATAGCCGACCTAAGGAGTTCGTATTCTTGGGTAAGGTTGCGCTTATTCATCAGGTCAAGAGCAACCTCCTCACCAACATAATACATATCGTTAGCAAGAAGAACGGCATCAAAAGCCTCTGAGATATACTTGTTAAGCAAGAGACTAAATCCCTTCTTAATGAGATAGTTCTTGTTTACAACATACTCTTCTTTGTCGGTTATAGTAACCATAGCATCAACGATGCCGTCCCATTTGTTAGGTACATACTGCATACTTAGGATTTCATTAGAGTTCGCACAAAGATACGAAGATTACAAATACAAAGCAAGTGGGGCAAGCCCCCATGATGACTCACCCCACTTAAAAACAAAAATAAAATATGAATATGGTACAATCAAGATACCAACTTATTATAGAGAGACATAATTTTGCTCTGCGAAATGATATTGTTTCTCGTCTGAGATACATTGCTCTCGTAGTTGCGAGCCGATGCGTACCTCTGACCACTTGCATTCACAAAGCCACCTCTAAGCAGTTCCTCTGCACTCTTCTTCCCATACTGAAGGTAGTTCTTCTGCATAAGCCTGCAATAGGGTTCTACCGACTCGTCAGGGTGCGTATAAACGAACTTAGTCTCGCCCGTATCAAACAGCCCCACGGAGAATGCTGAGTTCGTAGTCCTTGGTCTACCCATCGTAGCGAAGTTTCCTTCAATCTGACACTGAGCAAGGGCAAGGGAAATATCCAGCTTGTACTTGGCGCACATTGAAACGAAGACCGAACCACTCATACGCTTAGCCCCCTTACTCTTTGATGCGATATACTTATCCACAAGTGTTACAAGCTCGTTATAAACCTCCTTCTTGCTTCCTTCAAAGGATATTGGCTTACCAATGTCCCCGTGCGGTGTGAACCCACCCGACATTGGGTTTACGGGTGCAGATATCCCTCCGCTATAAGAGGAGTCGTATCCTCTACCGATATACCCTTCATCAGATGTCTTACCAAGGTTAGAAGACGAACCATACGCTCTCGCATTAGGGTTAAGATGTACCTTACCCGAGTCGTCAATAGTGATAGGAGAGATAGCTTCGGGAGGTAGCCATTCCCTTCGGCTTAGGAAAACCTCTGTTCGGTATGACACGATTTCATCCGTAGATGTTGCCGTGATAGGAGGACGCTCGTAGATGTACCTAATCCCCGTTGTGACGAACCACCCCGAGTAGAACATCATAAAGTTATTCGCCCTATCCATCGTCTTCTCAAAGACAGCCTGAGGGGTTTCTCCTTCTTCTCTCGGGTTGGATACTGACGAGTTGAAGAGCATATCTATGTTAGACTGCTCAAGAAGCAACGTGGGGACTTTCTGTCCTCGGTATATGAACGTATTGAGACCATTAAGAGTACATACGAGTGTTAGCTTTTCAAGCTCTACCTTATTGATTAGGTTATGGTAGTACGCCCTTATGTAGTTCTTATGGGTATTGCCCGTAGCTCCATTCGTGTTTCCCGATTTGCCGTCACCATCGGAGAAGACGTGGCTATCGCCACCCCATACGTATCGCACGATAGTCTCCGTATCGTTATCAGCGAAGGTTTCCCCCGTAACTCCGTTATTGTATCCGTCTCTCGCTCTGCCTCTCAGGATGATATGGTCTTTTATCTTGTCCTTGTTGTAACAAGGTTCAATCCTAATGACCTGCCTATTCTGAGGAACACCTGAGCCTGCAAGAGCTTGGTTGTTCATATTAACGTCAAGCTCTATGACATGCCCGTACTTTGACGAGATAGCCGATGCTTTATTCTCAACCCTATACTTCTTAACGAAATACGGGGTCTTATCCATCTGAGGGATATTGCTAAGGATTAAAGGTATAGCCTCAAAGTCAAATGCACCATCCTTCTCAACGGCATTCTTAGCGTACGAGCGGTCTGCGAACTCACGACCCGTAATGGAAACGAATGCCCCCCAATCAATAGAGCCATCATCAGCCTTCGTACGACCAAGCATCGTATTGACGTTGCTGAACGTGAGGTTGAGGAATGGGTCTATCCATCCGTCAAAGAAGCTCTCCTCGTCCCTCCACGAATGCGCAATTATATCCTGAATGAAGTCAATGGGCTTTTGTCCATACAAGTACCAAGCCTGCTGGTCAGTGGTATCCGACTGAACACCCGAAACGTAACCAAGCCTATACCTCTGACAGAAGTCACGTATCGTCTCGTGGGACGTTCCGCTGAATGCGTACTGATGCCCCTCTGTGTATAAGTTTGGAACGTTAATATCACCCTTGATTATCATCTGATAGTAAGCCTGCTCGTCCTGAGACATGCTTGACTGACTGATATTCGTGATGAACACCTTGGTGATACGGAAGTCGCAACGTAGACTGCGCATGACATCAGACATAGGTCTCATAAAGACCGAGATGACATCACCATCCTTCGGTTGATTCATCGCAATAGGATTGTTCCTATCAAGAGAGAACACTGCATACACAGAAGGCAGGAACTCCGTAGTCTCAATACGTATGTATTCAATCTGCCGACTTGCAAAGTAATAGTCGTTAATCTTAACTACGGGGACGTGCCTACCTACAGAGTCAAGCAACGAAGACCCATCACCCGAGATAGGAGAACGACCAAGAGCAGAAGGGGTCACTGCCCCCTCTGCTCTGCTCGCAAGTGTTTTGTTAAATGTCTTTGACCTATCAATCATAGGCTATCTATACTAAAGATACTCGTCTGACACCTTATTCCCGTAGCGACCAATAATCTTAATGTTACCATCAAGTTCAGGGACAAGTACGGTTTGACCAAACGGAACGTGTCTACTCGCCTTAGCTCCCAAGATAAATGTGTAGAACCTCTCGTCATCAATGTGACTTATCCTATCCAATGTCTTTTCACTCAAAGCACCACTAACAACGTCTATGTCCGTAAGGAGGAGTACAGCGCATGGGGGCATGCTCTTCATAAGGTTATACCCTTCATCGCTCTCCTCTCCTCCGTCATACATATTTGAGCTATCGTAATATCTCACAATATCATTGAATGGTTTGCCACCGAAGAATTTCTCTGAAATTTCGTCTTCATCGAGTTCATCAGAGAAAACTCCTTCATCAAGGAACTTCATGACACCATCAAACGAAGTACCACCTCCACCATCAAATGACATAGGTAGTCCATCTTTATCGGTGCTGTTATATATGTCACTAATTTCCCCGAGTACGCTTTCATCCCATATTTGTATTTGAGAGACCTTTGTGTCAACGGGTATTATCACAAGACCTGAAAGACCATTGATGAGCTGGTCTGCAAGACTCGCAATCATAGTGACGGATGAGGAGAGATAACTCCACATAGAACCTGATGTATCAACAAGAACCCAAACAGCACCAACAGCTTCGTAGCTTCGTGTCGTCTGCATTGGCACAATCATTTTACCACCCTGACGATATGCAATAGCCTTATATGTTGAAAGCTGATATTTATTTATCTGCCTCGTTGTCTTCTTTGACGGGACAATCGTAGTAAAGAAATCTGCCAAGAGGTCTTCCCATGTCATATTAACCTCCTTCTTAGCGAGTGCCGTTTTTGCAACTGAGTCACCGCTTACTTCACCAGGCTCACCAGTTGCTTCTTTATCGCTAAGGCTCTTCTTATCCTTCTTACCTTGCTCATAAAAATTACGGCTCTTTCTGTCCTTGTATAATGGAGAGTCAACGACTTCGTCAATAAGCTTCTTTCTTATTTCTTTGTTGTTCTTCATTATATCACGGACTTCCTTGTCCGCCTTATCTGCGGCACTCTCCGTATATCGTGTATCTCTACCATCTTCTTTGTCAATACGATTTGCATCATCTTGACTCATAATGTGTTCCGATGGGTTTCCACTGTCACTCTGAGATGATATAGCCTTATCTGAGTTCTTTAGCTTATCGGATATTTCACTACCCGACATTTTTGAGAAATCCCCTGCATCTCCATCGTCTCCTTGCTGACCTCCTTGAGAACCCTGCTGAGCACCGTCTTGCTGATTCCCGTCCTGACGACCTTGTTGGTTCTGCTGACCATCACCTTGCTGATTACCATCCTGACCGCCTTGAGAGTTTTCCTGACTATCGTCTTGACCGTCTTGTTCTCCGTCTTGCTGGCTACCTCCTTGACCATTATTTTGGTCTCCATTTTGAGGATTACTATTTTGACCGCCTTGCGCCCCACTCTGAGAACCATCTTGACCATCCTCAGGATTTCCGTTCTGACCTTCTTGTTGACCGCTTTCTTGCTGTTGGTCATTCTTATCAGGAGATGAAGGAATGCCTCTTTTTTCTAATTCATCGTAAATGTACTCCCAAAGCATTCCCGTATATTCATCTGAAATCAGCCCACCAATTTTTGATGTTAATCCTCCAAGACTACCCAACCTTTTCGTCCACAAAGATTCAACAAGTGGATTGATTTCGTAGTCCATCGCCATATTACACCTCATCCTTATAATAGGGTCTGATAAGTTGTATTTGGATGGGTCTTTTGCGGCACGGTCAAAATGCCTAAAGAAGTTATGATATATCTCATGGATTACCACGAACATTGCGGCTTTAACGGGCTCTTTTTCCTCTAACTCAATATAGAACTTAGGGTTGATAAACAAACGCCCAGGACTCGTAGCCATAGTCTGAACATGGAAGGTGAAATCCGTTCTGAGGTTCTTTCTGATATAGAACAAATCGGGAAAGTGCATTGAGATAAGGCTATCAACCCTATCTAACAATGTCTTTATATACAACATATTAACGACTTCCTCCGTATCCTTCAAGATTACATATGATGACTTAGAAGGGTCTGTTCCAGCATTCTGATAAACCTCATTAGCCTGAACGGGAGTTAAGTCTTTAAGCTTCATTATAGCCTTAGACTGAAGCTTGCTTATCTCAATGTAAGAACTCATCTATTATTAGTTTTCCTCTAATCCTATTTAAGTGAAATAGCCGTACCCAATAAGTCGGATACGGCTATTTCGTTGTATTAAAACGTTACCTCTTAGAATGGTAGGTCGTCATCGCTTATCGCCTGAGCCTGAGGCTGAGTGGCGGGTTGATGGAAGGTGGGTTGCGGAGCTGGCTGAGGTGCTGGCTGAGCAACGGGCTGCTGGAATGATGGCTGTGGCGCAGTCTGAACCTGAGGTTGTGCATATGCTTGCTGATGATATGCAGGCTGTTGAGGAGAAACGCCTTCGTTGAAAGTTGGCGTAGGCTGGTTTCCGAACCTTGAGCCGTAAGCAACCTCCTTCATTCGGGTAGCCTTATCAAGCTCTGCTTCAGCGTTCACCTTAAACTGATAGTCCTTGTCCGTGTGATACTTGAGGTACTCTTCAATAGCTTGACGCTCTTCGGGAGTATGCCCCTTATATGCGAACTCGCTTGGGTCGGGAGCGTTAATAGACTCAAGCCATTCTGCGTACATCGTCAGCTGGTCTATGTCCGAAGTATCGGTCATAGTGACCTGACCTCTCGTTGGGTGGACGAATGATACGGGCATTCTGTCTCCTTCATATCCTTCATCAATGAAAGCAGATGAGTCATAGTTGGGCATATTTTCCGTTCCGTCCTTGATTTTCGCCTCAACAACGAAGATAGGAGCATTGACGAGGTCAAATGGATACGGACGGACTTTTGCCTTTGCGGAGAACTTGCTCTGAGGAGCATTCTGAGCCGTCTGACTTTGAGTGTCGTTTGCCTTCTTGTATTTTGAAGGAAGCTCAATACCCTGAGACTTATACAGAATGGACAAGATGGCACGACCGAATTGGAATACGAATACCTTACCTTGTCGCTCAGGGTGCTGTATATCCTCCACGACTTGAACAAGTGCATAATATCTTTCGGAAGGGGGGTCTACGAGCTTCTCCTTCTTGAGTCTCGTACGCCTTGTATCATCCTTCTTTAGCCCCGTCTTGATTTGGTCTTCCTTCCATCGTGCCCACCAAAGTTCACTAATCTCATCCTTTACACGTGCAACCTCGGGTGGGAACTTAATCGTCTCCGTTGGGTCGTTCTTGAAGCGATTGATTTTAGAGATAATCGGAAGTTCGTACTCTCTTGTAGCAATGATATTGCGAAGGAATACGGGGTCTGTATTGTTCATATCCTCAACCACGAATGGATTTGCGAGGAATCTGAGTGCGATTGGGTACACCCCATTGGGGGCGTTCTTGATGTCCTTGACCTTGATTTTTAGGAGACGAGGGTCTTCCTCCTTTGCGAAATAGTCTCTACTCCCCGTGTATGCCGAGATGTCGGGTTGCGTTACGGGTGAGGTGAACTGCTGAGCCATGTCGCTTACGCTGAATTTTGCCATGCTTCTTACTGATGTTATATTAAACTTATATTAGTGCTATCCGAAGTAGCGTACTTCGGGGCTATACAAAGATACGAATTATTTCTGAGATTTCCAAGCGTTATGATTTCTTCTTAGCCATAGGCATAATGATGTTCACACGCTTGAGTGTTGAGCCTTCTTCCTGCTCTTCTACAACCGAAGTCGCCGCAGATGAACCATTGATGTTGAATGTCACCTGAGGTGATGTTAGGTTCTTTAGAAGAGATGCAAGTAGGTCAAAGTTCAAGGATACACACTCAAGAGGAGTATCCCCCGTGATTTCCGTTGCATTGATGTTTTCTCGTGCAGAGTAACTGCTGAAAATATCATTACAACTTGCTACTACCCCCGACTGAGAGACGCTTAGGTCAATAAGTCGGTCTACCTTTGAGTTAGGAGAAGCGACACGCTTGATAGACGACACGAAGGGAAGCAGGTCTACCTTAAACGAGTTGGTCTTTGACAGCTGTTCTACGACACGTGCGTACTTTGGGTACTTGAAGTCAAGGACGATAGCCGTGAAGGTCTCGTTATCCGTTTCAAGGCGAATGGTCTTGTCGTTGTAGAACAAGTGCATATCGCTATCCTCAGAGATAATTCCCGAGAGGAAGATAGATGCGATGTTGGCTGGAAGGACGACTTCGGACTGCTCTTCGGATGGCTGAGACAGCTTGACATCATACTGAGAGAGAACAATACCACTCGTACCCACGATGGACATCGTGTCAGTGTGAATATCAAGGAGGACAGACATAAGCTGTGGTCTGTTCTTATCCTGACCCGAGCAAGCGAGCGCACGTGCCATACCGACAAGGAACTCTGAGGGACTTTCTACGTGGATTTCCTTGTAGGAAGAACCGCTCGCATCAAGTAGCACATCAGGGTAGATAGATGCGTCATCCGTACCAAGCATAAACGTACCTACACCATAGTCAAGCGACAGCTGTGACGTGTCGGATGTTGAGTAGATAGTCACCTGCTCAGATGGAGCATCTGATAGGATTTTCTTGATTGCGCCTGCCTCAAAGAGGAACGCACAATCGCCATCGGTAGAGTCAAGTTTGACCTTGACTGAAATGGCGGAGTTTTGGTTGGAGGCTTTCACGCTGAGCGTGTCGCCTTCTACCGAGAATAGGATTTTCCCGAGGACGGGCACTGCACTCACAGATGCGCTGTTAATAGCCTTACTGACATTAACAACAGCCTTGAGCAGTTCCGCTCGGTTTACTGAAATGTTCATTTAAGCACTTAATTAGAGTGAGACTTTTTCATCTGCAAATGTAGACAAAAAACTTCTCACTCCAAAATCGTGCTAAAAATTATTCGTTCTTGTTGTCGTATGAAGCTCCGTCTCCATCCACGCTCATTGCGTCAAGGACGATTTCGTGCTCGGATAGGACATACAATGATGGTGGTGCATCAGACCCGACTTCCTTACCGAAGAATGAAAGCAACGCTTCTTCTCCGCCTTTCTTCTTTGTTAATGGCTTAGCAACTAACTTAGCCCCTGACCAAGGGTTTGAAGAGGAGTAGGTTGTACGACCGAAGCTCCCATCGTCAAGAGGCTCAGAGTCTCCATAAAGAGACCCACCGCTCCCATACGAAGACGAGCCATCTACCCCACTCCTTGAAAACGAAGCGTCCTTCAAGATGTCATCACGAAGAGTAGACCTTGACCTCATCCCGTGCTGAGCACCCCTAAACTTAGCCATCACGGAAGGTGACAGAGACCCCGAGCTTGGGAAGCTATGGTTGGATGAAGTATATGAAGCAAATTCATTCCTTGTGCCTCTGTACTCCAAGTGGATATGCGGTGCTGTACCGTGGTTAGGGTCAAGTGTCCAAAGACCAAAGCGAGCGAGCAGTGGGTCAGTAAAAATGGCATTAACCAAATCATCTGCACCTCCGACACGACACGATATATCCACAGCCATACTTACGTAATGGTAAGAACGTGAAGCGTGCTTGTCTCCCGTTGTGGATGTAATGACGATTTGGTTTTGTATCTCCCTTGGCAGAGAAGAGAAGTACTCTTCAAAGGCAACGTGAAGACTACTAAATGAAAGACCTGCCTTAGCCCTCCATTTCCAATTCCCCCTGCTTACGGGTTTAGAGTAAACGCCACCTCTTACAGAACCTATGTACGCATCCCTATTGGGGTCAGACATAGACATAGCAGGGAACATCGGCTTCTTCGGTTGTTGCTCCGCTGTCTCAGTCGTTGGGTTGCCAAGCAACACTTCATAGTTTGCCCTTAACCCATCTTCCCTCTTCTTCAAAAGGGTCTTGTATATAGAACTCTGCTTAATGGTATCGGTTATACCATCGTTAGCCAAAGCCTTTTCCGACTCAGTGAGTACGTTGGAGTAGTCGGGTACATTATGGATAGGGTGCTTAGTGACGTGAACGCCACCGAAAGTAAAGAAGAAGAACGATACGAACTCATTGTAATTAACGAGCTTATCAACATCGCTCAGCGTCTTCGGTGGGCTGACCCTTCGTGGTGGTATATATTCTTGGTTGAGAAGACGCTTGAACTCTGATTGAGATAGCACCCTCTTGTTAAGTGGATTAGATATGTTTTTCTTGCTCATATAAAAAAGGAAAACCCCTATGTCTGATTTAACATAGGGGTTCTCTTAAGTTACTTGTTATTGGATGTTTGGACTATTGGTCTACTGCTATCTTAGCATTAACCAACTCGTCACCAACCATCTTAAGCGTATCGCCATCAATAATCTTAGAAAGGAAGTCAGCCCTATCTTCGGGGGCGAGGAGGTCTCCTAAGATAGCATCCATTACGATAGCACCTGCTAAGTACCCATTCTGAACGCCAAATTCATCTCTGTCATTCCCTTCGTACTGCTTGTAATTGCCTCCCGTTCTACCCGCCTGTTCTACTCTCTTCATAAGCTCATCATACTGTGAGTTTTGAGGAATTGTAACGCAGAATAGAGCCTCTGTAACAAACCTTGAGTCAATCAAACCAGCTACATTTCCTCCATAGGTAATGTCCCCAACAGAGGTAATCCCCATGTCTGCCGCAACAAGGCAAATACCATCAACAATAGACGAGATGAAGTTTGCGGAAACTTGTCTATCCAGCCCACAAGCAAGGCAAGCGATATTAAACCACTGAAGAGGGGTGATAATGTCATCTATATCCTTGACCTTCTTGTCCCCCTTTAGGATTTTCGTGTACATGTTCAATCCTCTTAGGCTTGCTTGGTTTGCCTTTGCATCCAGCCTTGACTTAAGTGGGTCTGCGTCAGTTAGGTCATAGTTTGACAGCTTGAACTGAATACCGTTCGTCTCAAGTATTGCTGTAAGAGCCGCATAAGCCGCAGACTTTGCATTTGACGTGTTGATGCCAAGAGTATCTGTCGTAAACGAAGCATCTCCATCCTTCATCTTGAATATGCTACTAAACGACACCGTCTTATCACCCTTCTCAATACCACTAACCAACGGTTTAGTTAGGTATTGACCGAGAGGAGTTAGAACGAAAACAGTCCTATCCTCATCTATGAAATCCTTTGTCTCAGATTCCGTGTCTACAAGCTTTGAGTACAGTTCCATAACCTCTTCGCCCGTTCTCTTGACGAAATTGCCGTCCTTGAACAAGGTTACAGCCTTTTTATCTTCTTCTGTATATTCAGCCTTCCCTGAAAGCTTCTTATCAAGCTTATATAGTGAAGATTGGAAGAACTCAATAAGCTTCGTGTTGTTCAGGCACTCTGCAAATTTAGCCTTGCTGAATTGCCTAAACTGTCTGAGTCTTGCAACCGTCTTCTCGGCTTCCTCGTATCCGCTAAGCGTGTTCGTAAGTTCATGTAGGTCTACAAGATATTCGTCAAACTGTTCATCGGTGAGTACACCCTTCTTGAGGTCTGCTTGTGAAATAACGACATAAGGGTCACGACCCGTTATATCCTTATACATATCACTCTTGGACATGATAGTCTGCCATACGCCAAGCTGAGTGAGGTTTCTACCCGTAGCACCTCTCAGCTTACCCTTTTGGTTAGGACTTTTTGCAACAGCATTAGCGGCATATCGTTCCTTAGCATCATTCTGAGCTTCCTTTTCATCCCCTACGATACCCCAAAGAGCCTTTATGTCTCCAGCCTTAGCGGCTTCAAGACGAGATTCAAGAGATGCGTCCATAGGTTCAGGATTAACTCTATCTTCGTTTGCCTTCTCGTGCATCGCATAGATATGCTTAATGAGTTCATCAGGGTCAGGGAAGAAGTTCATGTGCATGAAACGGTCGTATGTAGCAGAAGACCATTCAAATTCATCCAGCCCGTCAACAACTCTATTACCAGCGGCGACCATAGCCCATTGAGTTCCCAGCATATAGATGGAGTCAAGAACTCGGTCTTGGAAGAATGTCATACAAACGTCAAGTACAGATTTATCTGCACGTGTGATTTCATCGAAGAAGATGATACCTCCGCAACCCGTACCTTCTGGACCTCTGTTGCAGTTCAAGTTACCCCTTAGCTTATCGGCTTCAGTAATACCATTACCCTTAAACCTGAATACGGGGAACTTAGCTGTTGGTACAGAGATTGGTAGTTGGATTGTTTTACCTGGGACTTCTACATACCCATCGTCTGTCAAAACCTTTTCGGGAACGTCCTGAATCGTAAGAACAGAAAGAGACTCCTTTGTATTCTGCGATAGGTTGATAGTAACCATATCATAGGTTCTCTTCTTTCTTTCTCCATTTATCGTAACCTCCTTGAATAGGTCAGGTCTTGACTGAATCCATTTTTCAATAACGCCACGGATGGAGTTCACGATATACGTCTTACCAATACCATGATACCCCCAAATCATAGGAATCATTTGATGTCCCTCGTTCATTGAACCACCCATGTTGTTCAATTTCAGCGGGTCTGTTGGAAGCCTTTTCTTTACTATGGTCTTATTACCATTTTCATCCTTAACAAACTCCCCATTCTCATCTTTAAGATAAGCATCATAATCCCAAAGGGGGTCATTGTCAATATCCTCATTACCTCTTCGGATATAAGACTCAAAATAAGGGATAAGGTATCTTTCAAGACCTGCACGTCCCTTTACGTTAGGAATATCAAGGTGTTCTGTTTCTCTTGTTGGGTGCTTGTAAGCCTCGTTAAGACGCTTTTCCTCAAATTCCTTCCTCGCCCTTCTATGCTCATAGATGTTCTTTGTAGCCGCATCTCTCTTCGCCTCATTGATTAGCCCAGCGTCATAGTGAGCATCAATAAGGACGTGCTCTGCCATTATATTCGCCTTCTCAGGGTCATTCCCTTCATCAAGAGCACGAGCCTTCGTCTCGTAGTACCTCATGTACGCACGAGCTTCTTCGGGCGACATTTCGCTGTTAAGCGTACTTGGGTCTCCTACCTTACTTCCCGAGACCATATCCTCAATGCAGAAGCCTTTCAGACCGCCAGGAATATCACCGTCCTTAGCGTCAATCCTAATCATATCAGGAGATATAGAATCGACAATTTTGCTGTCATCGGCAGATGATGGGAAGAGAACCTTACCACTGACCATCCTCTTGAGCTTTTTTGAAATCTTGGAGAAGAACTCCTTGACCTTCTTAAACCCATCAGAGAATACGCCTTCGTTAAGTCCTCTAAGACCGTCTACGTCAAAAACGGAAGCACTTTGTTCTACGAAGATGCGTGCGGTGTGTACACCTCGTAGAATCCTTCCGTCATCAACAGAAACAGAGCACCTCTTTTCGGATTCATTCACAGAACGAATGTGTCCAAAGATACGTTCTCCGCTTTCGTCACGCAACCACACACGTGTGCCTTGACTAAGTTTGTTTTCTTTGTTTGTCATGTTATCGAATAGCTATTCTTTTTTTAACTCACTCGTATTTTATTCCTTTGTTTAACACTGCCATCTTAGAGGTCTCTACAAGGACTTCGCAAGACCCAGGAGACGATGGCATTTTTGCATCAATGAGTTTAGCCATAGATGAAAGTAGTCTCATTAGAGCCTGACCATTCACAGCATACTCATTTGGTGTTTGCCCTTTTATAGTTGTTAGATGTTTTCCACCGATAGACACGTTATCAGCGTGCAGGGTTGCGTTGTCGTTTGAGTCTCCTCCGATATTGATTGCGCCATTAGACACAATGTTTATCTTGTCACCGATAAGCTGTATGGCAGATTGGTTGTTTGCGTGGATGATGCTAATCATCCCATCGGGGGACAGCTGTATCTCGCTACCCTTGTACTGAAGATGAAGTCCTCGGTTGGGTTGGAAGAGCACGTAGACCTCGTTGGTCTTGTCGTACATAAGGACTTGGCTGTCCACGTAGTCGTCACCAATCTCCTCAATAAGGTCTGTATCCACATCGCTGTATGCGCTGTATTCAGGGTTAAAGATTGAACCACCCGTGAATGTAACGAACACTCGAACACCGACCTTAGGGACTGAGATAGCCCCCTGACCATTCCCAGCGAAGGAAGGCGAAGATGCAGGCTTAGCCCAAGGCAGAACATCATCTTCCATATTGGTCATAAGATGCTCTACCCTGACCCTACAATGACCAGCCTTCTGCGGGTCTTTGTTATCCACAACGTATCCTACGTATTTTCCGTTAAGCCCTGCCATACATTATTTTAGATATAGGTTACATACGACACCTCTACGGGGAAGAAGTTCGGATTGAACAAGACGACCGCTGAATGGAAGCCATTTCGCATACTCAGAAGGTTATCCACTGTCCCCAAGCAGGAGTAGAAGTCTCCAATCGGTTGCCATAGGTTGTTTGCTCCAACGAACGCCATATATTCACGGACAGATGCGAAGTTCTTGTATGAAGCGTCAATATCATTTTCCTCTTCGCCATTCTCGTCAGGATTGATATATAGCTCAATAAGATTTCCGTCTTGGTCTTCCGTGTATACCCCATTAAGTGCGCAGGTTAAACCCTGATTAGTGCATACCTCAATGTAAGCCCTCCCATCTGCCGTATACTTAACGAAATCAACATCAGAGGTGAAATCCTCCATGTTTGATATGTCAATGCAGTTGGATGAAAGCGACCTCCACTGAGGAAGCGTTGCCATCATCACCGACTTCATATGTTCCTCCACAGCAGTATCGTTGAACATCGGATATGCTGGACGGATAATCACGCCCTTGTATGCGCCATTGGGATATTTCATAAACGAAATACGTCTTGACACATCCTCCTTGAGGATACTCTTCTTGAAGGTCTCTTCAACACCATATGGCGCATCAAATGGAGAGTTGGGGTAGTCTTCTGAGATATAATGCTCGTAGATACGCACACCCATAACCTTAAACTGATACCCCTCTTCGCTTGAAGAGAACACGAGGTATGCCGTCTCGCCCGTATTGCCCATTGGCTTTACGTTGTGCATCTCATTGACGCACGAGCGGATACGCTCTTCAAGGGAGACACCAAACGTAGCATCCATCCTCTTCTTGAAGCCACAGCAATCCGTAACCTTGAGGTACTCAACACCAACCGAGATGGGTACTGATAAGCAGGAGAAGAACTTGTTAAGGCTTGCGATAGAGCCACCTGCATCTACACCTCGGAAGACGAGACGGGCGGAAACGGGCTTGCCTACAATATCCTTTAGGACTATATCAACCTCAATATCAATAGAGTGAGCGAATGCGCCCTTGTACAGCTCCTTTGTGTTTACATTGGCGTACTTTTTGTCAAGGGTGAAGTAGTACTTCGCCTCCCTTTCTCCGTACGTCATAGCAGGGACAACAGCAAATTCACCTGCCCCCAAATTGATTGTTGATGAAGATAAAGACGTGTATCCTGAGAAGATGTCTCCAACGGGAATTAGCTTCTTTGTCTCAGCATCGTTCTTAGCTACGACATTGTCATCAAAGAATGTAATACCCTTATCGCCACCTCCCAAGCCACGACAGATAATCCCCGACTCTATAAAACGAGACTTAGGGTTCTTGTAGTACTTTGCAATGGCATCAGTCTTCTTCATTCTTCACTACCCTTTCTTTGGTGAGAGACGAGCACGCACGATTTCATCAAAGACACCTCTGATGACCTGAGCGACAGCATCGTTCTTGATTTCCTTCTTGGTGAGAGCGGAGATTTCCTTGGCGAGTGTCTCAGACTTTTCGCTCAGCTCATCCTTGTAGAAGGCTGACATCCATTCGCTGATATTCCCCTTGACCTCGGAAATGATGTAATTCTTAATGCTCTCGTTACTACTCTTCTCGCTGAGCGTGTATTCGTTCTCAAAAAGGTACTTACGACCAACGGCATTAAGACCCCTCTCCGAACTCCACATCTCTCTGACGAGTGACGCAATGTGCGCACGCTTCTTTTCGGGTGCGGTCTTCAGGTTAGCCTTAGCCCCGACACCCTCGTTGAAGCAAATAGCTTCAAGAAGAATCTTGCGCTCATTGTCAATACGCTGAAGCTCCTTCGTCATGCAAGACTTCTTGGCTTCATTTACGGCTTGTTCAAACTTTTTCATCTATTGAATAATACTTTTTTGTTTATCAATGATATATTAGATTTAGCTGAAAATTTCGTCAGTGAGTTTTATCTCTTCTCCCTTCTGTATATCGGAGAGAGCACGGACATAGGCTACCTTTCTCGTGGGGTTGAAATCCATCCAAGCATTTCCCAGCTGAGAGTGCTGATACTGCATTACATTCCCCATAGGGTATCCATACACACGTCCTGGGATTAGCTCTACTGCAATCTCCCTGAGCGTAGGACTGAATAGGTCTTCACGGGATAAGACTTGCACCTTGGCAACCTCAATGACATCGCCCTCTCTGAACTCGGTCATAGAGATAACCTTGTCCTTGTCTTCATCGTAGTAGATAAGACCGATACCTCTTCGGTTGCCATATACAACGATGCCCTCCTTATCAAAAAGACTACTCATCTCCTCGTTCCTATACCTAACAAGCTCTTCGTTCTCATCGGAAAGGTCAATCAGCTCGGACATAAGTACAGACTCAGGATTGTAATCTCGGTATTGCACATCCTCGTTAAACTTCACCTTAACAGCTTCCGACATCACCTTAGACATCTTCCAAGCCTTATATACCGAAGAAAGCTCAGCACTTGTTATAGACCCTGAGAGGATACGACCCACCTGCTTCTCCCAAACTCTCCAGCTCGCCTGAGCAAGGAGGAAGTTATCAAACAAGGAGTATACAGACTGAGGAGTAAACTCGTGAGGTCCAACCATCTTTTTGTTTAGTAGTTCAACGACATAGTCGGATTTGTGGTTTAGTGCTTTAAGGGCTGACATCCTGAAACTCTGATAAGTGATATATTCAAGGTCTTCGTTGAACCTTCCGATATACCCATCTATCTCGTCAAAGTCCTTTTGAGACTTGATAACCCTGAGCAACGATTTAAGCCCGCCAGCATCGTTGAACTTTCTTAGCGTAGACTCAAACTCCTTTGCCTTTCTGGCGAACTCAACAACCTCATGGTATGGAGGGAAGCCATCGTCTTCAATCTCCATGCCGTAAGAAGTTGGGTCTATGTAATGCCCTACGGAGTTGTATATATCCCTAAGGGTGTTATACCTTACGATTTGGTCTCTAAGCTCCTTCTGTTCTCTTGCGTTCATCGTTATTTTTCCTCCTTAGGCATTGGTATATACATCTCCTGCTTGTCTCCGCTTTCGTCAAGCGTGAAGGCGAGGACGACATCGTTGCCATTCTTATCGGTGCTTACCGAGAATGTGATACCTTCCTTTGTTACATTGGTTGGGATATAGTAGGTCTTTCCATCAACCTTGAGGCTAACAGCCTTGTCAAACTTCTCCAATGTAGGTAGACCATCTTCCTCCTTCTTACCCTCACTTCCGATAAGGCTTTTAATCATTCTACCATCGTCTGCAAGGATTACTACGTTTGAGTAGAAGTGGTAGAAGAATGGGTACACCACTCCCTTAATATATGCAAGTGTGGTGCATATCGTGTTGATTATATCTTCCTTTAGATTTTCATCATCACCTACTGCATTTTCAATATCATCTATGATATTCTTTGGTAAGTTACCAAGTCTGAAGACACTTTCATACACATCGGTATCCTCCGAGTCAAGTTCAAGAGACGAGATACTACCACCGAGTGACATTGGGTGGTTTAGTGCCCTTGAAAACTCTTCTTCAAATGGGGTGGCTTCGTCTGTCATGACCATTCCACGAATGCGTGCAATAACCTTATCCTGCAAATCATCAGACACTCGTGAGGTGACAAGGTTGTCCTTCATCAGGATGATTGACATAATGATTGAACGCTTTGCCATCTGCACGATGACCCACATGAACTCACTTACCTTCTCCTTGTACTTCTTCCTCGCTTCTTCGTCATCAAAGTCAATCGTAGAAGCCATTTGGAGCAACTTGTAAAATGACGTGAACATCTTGTCTTTACCACGAAGCTCAAGGGCACTTTTAAGCACAATCAATACGACTTCATCAAAATTTGACCCATTTATCGTTCTTGAAAGGCTTAAAATCTTTTGGATTTTACCATAGGTAAGTTTCTCATCTGCCATCGCCTTGCCATTAGTTGCCATATACAAGGCATGGGTCATATCATAAACGGCTGGTGAGTAAGCCTCTATTCTGTCAAGTATTTCTTTATTCCTGCTCATCGTTAGTAGTCGTTCTTATCTTTGTCGTCACCATTCATTCCTCTCAGTCCATTAGCAAGACGTGTAACGAAGTCCTTAAGGTTCGACTTGTCTATCTTGACAGAATGGCGAGATGAAGTTTGCCTACTCTGTTCTGCGCTTGGATGTGATTGGGTTGCAGGTTGTTCTTGCTCTACATTATTATCGTCATCATCATTCCCTTCTTGGTCGTCAAAGTTCAGAGTGATATTTTGTGAAGATGAGGTGTTGCCATTGTACTTCTTCCTGAATGCGTCTATACCATTAAAGATGATATTCTTTCTGCCTATGGATTTTTCATTCTCACCTCGGTACTTCAATAGGGTTAGCATGATAGCAAGACCAGCTGTATCAATGAAGTTTACGATTTCAAGGTATTCTTCGCTTTGGGTGAAAAGGTCAAGCACGATGTCCTCTACCTTGTCAAGACGGACAAGTCTCTCCTCAATGAAATCCTCAAACATTCGTCCCTTGTCTCGCTCGCTAACACGTGAGTCAAGCTCAGCCATCCATTTATATAGGTACTTACTCTCGCTATCGTCTACCTTAGATATAAGGTGGGCTACCCTCTTTGAAGTTTGTTTCTTGAAGTTGTCTATGATTAGCTCCACGCTCTTCCTCAGCTTCCCCGTTTCAGGAGACTCTTCAAATCCATGGAGGTCTTCAAACGAGAAGGAATCAAACCCTCTCCTTCCATAGCTGAATACATCGTCAGAGTTACCCCTTGAGGTAATCATCATAGCAATTCGCTTTGGGGAGTAGTCTACACAATAGTTCTTAGCGAGCTTGCTAACCAAGTTACTTGCAGATGCGAGAGTGGCGTTACCCTTATTGTTGCGTGGGGTCAAGAACTTATCCTTTGATGTCAGCACGGAGTGAAGGTTGGGTTCTTCAAGGAAGATACCCTTCTCCCCAAATAGAGCATCCTTCGTTTGCTTCAGGTTCTCCGAAGCGTACTTCTTATAAAGGAATAGGAGACCGATTATAGAGCCTGCGTGTTTCTTTATCGCCTTATTAGGATTAGCTGAGTACGTGTCTTCCACGTACTTCTTGTACAGATTAACATCCAACGAAAGACGACCTTTGCCCTCCGCCATAGCCTTCTTGACAATCTTGTTTTTACCGAATACGGCAAGACCCGAAAGCGTATCAAGGAACTTAATGAAGGAGTGCTTTGTCGTTGCCTTGGTAATCCAACTCGTTGATAAACGTCCCATATCCTTCATAAGGTGGATATAGCTATCAACGACCTCAGTTCCAAGGACGCTCTTAGCCTCCTTCTCGTCAATTCGCACTATATCTTTGTCATCCAAGTTCATATTTTTTGTGAACATAGTATTCTATGCTCGTATTTAGGGTAGTATATAAAAGCGGAATGGAGCTACTCTCCCGAGCGAATCCAAACCAAAAACTAAACTAAAATCTTAATCCTATAATCTCCATATTATTATAGTACTGCTATTTTCCTCCTATAAAAAAAGCGAGGCGACTTTCCCAAGCCACCTCGCCGCACATCATTACTTCTCTTATGAACCAAACTTCTACCGACTACTACCCAGCGTGAATAGAGCATGATTGATTACGTCAACCATCATCTCATCGCTGTAGGGTATCATCGGTTTCAGAATAGTTGGGGGTTGTGGGTTAAGCAAGTCGTTTGACTCGTTTAACTTCACAATAATGGGGTCAATACGTTCGGTGATTCCGTATACGTTACGCATCATCCACACATATAGATATATCTGCATGGTGAACTCATTGAGCTTGGTGCTCTCGTATCCGAGCATAGGTCCAAGCATATTCTGAAACGAGTTCGTTGTTGAAATCTCCTTGTTGGTCTTCCAATCAATCAGGACAATACGTTCTCCTTGTCGTATGAGGCAGTCTGCACGTCCAAGGACACCCGAGTTGGGGTCGTGCATTGGGACTTCCGTTCCCATCAATTCCCAATCGTGACCATCAAGGATACGGATGAACTCAAAGAATGAATTAACGTGACCAAGGTATTCCCTCCCGTATTCCTTTTCAAAGTCACCGACATTGACAGCCCGCACGGCACTTTCAAAAATCTCTCGCTGAACGTCAATGCTTGGAGCAGGGAAACTCATACGGGAGAAGAAATACTGAATAGTCATATCCACCCTTCTTCCTATAATCTTAGAATGTTCTCCACTGCGTTCCCACATTGCACGAATGTCCTCAGCAGACTGACCGAAGTACTTTCCTGATGGGTTGTCGTAATCTCTCAGCGACAGCTTCTCAGACATCCCAACAGCATCAAAAGGCTCGTTTAATGTGCTGATGATTTTATATACGGGCACTGAGTTGCCTCCGTTTTTGAAACCTCTTGAGTTGATTCCATTAGCAGAGTTTATATTTTTGATTCGCTCAAGGATGCTTGCGATATTCTCCATTGCTTTCTTTTTTATGCTGTTAGGGATATGCTTAATATCATTACACAGCAAATATACGAAATAAATATGACATAACACAAAATCTACAAGATAATGCCCGTAATTGGCTCTACAACACCTCCTTCAGCACCAGGAAATAGCTTGGAACAGCTGATATATTCAATGAACTCCACCCTTGGTGCTTTTTCAAGGGAGGTGGTGGAGCTTAGTGTCTCTACCGATAGGTTGTCGGATAAAGTGGATAACCTTGGAGACCAAATAGAACTACTCTCCGATAATCTTACCAAGATGTCTATCAGCGGAGACACTTCGGGATTAGGTGTAACCACAAGCACAACAAGACAAATAAACGGGGCTGTATTAGACCCTGCTTCGGTAAGCATTCTCGCCACGCTGAGAGCGATGGAGACTATTGATGCGAAGAAGCTATCAACGTGGAAGATAATCCCCGTTAATATGCTTGCAGGTGTCATAGAGAAGATGGCTGGTGCGCTGGCTAAGGTTGGTACGTTTGATACCGAGAAGATGCGCAATGGTGCGCTCGCAGTTAATACCCTGACGCAGTCGCTGAAGGATATGAATGCAAGCATACCACTTATGGCTATTGGTATAGGGTCTATGGTAATGCTCACGAGGTATGCTTCTGCCGAGGAGATTGCAATAGGAGCAGGTATCGCTACGGGGATGCTCCTTGCTCAAAGTGGTATCCTTATAGCACTAAGTCATCTTGCAGGTAAGAAGGGTGAAGACGCACTCACGGACGGAGCGAAGGCAATGCTTTACGTCAGTGGCTCTACTGCCCTTATGAGTCTTGCCGTCCTTGCAAGTGCGAAGATGTTTGAGACCATAGGCGGATTTGACATGGACAAGGTCAAGTCAGGTGGTATCCTTGCAGGTGAGATAGTAGGGTTTACTTCGCTTGTGTTCCTTGGTCTCGGTAAGCTAATGAAGAGCCACGAGGTTATCAGCGCACTTATTGGTGTTGCTGGGGTCGCTGCATCTATATATGCCTTTGGTGCTGTTACCAAGTATTGGGGTGAAACGGCTCTTTGGATGCACGAAAACAAAGAGGCTGTAACAAGTGGCTCTTTGGTTATGGGTACGATAGTAGGAAGCATATCTGCCCTTATTGGTGGTATTGGTGCTCTAAGTACACTTAGTGGTGGTATTGGCGCACTTGTGATAGCTGGAGGCGAATTGCTGTTGGCTGGTGTCTTTGGTGTCATTCATTACGCTTCTACGTCTATGCTTTCCTACGGGAAGTCTATGATGCAACTCAACGAGATTGACAAGGGTCTCAAGAGCGTAGGAGGTATATCAGGGATGTCATCAAGGATGACGGGATGGCTTGCTGGGTTCTACAAGGAATTTGCTGGCATAGCTGGTGAAGTTGCTTCGTTGGGTAATATGGTAGCGATTAGCCGTTTTGCTGATGGTCTCATCGGGAGTAAGGGCATACTAAAGGTTGCATCAAACTTCCTTGACGTGATAGATAAGATGTTCAATATGAAAATCTTAGTTGGATTTGAAAAGGGTTCGTTCTACAACAAACCAAAGTACAAATCTCTATCTATGGCTTGGAATGAAATGCCCAATGCAGGTGGCGTGCTCGGTAGGGCTATATCAGGGTTTGCATTTGCTTTATACAACGGACTGAAGGACGTAAACTCCAAGGAGTTCCTTGATAAGACAGCTGATATATCCAATGCCTTGATGGGCGAGTTTAAGTTTGGATTTGGTCATGCTGGCGCACTTTCAATGGCAAGTAAGTTCCTTGATGTCATCAACCAGCTTGGCAATATGAAGATTATCGCTTCCATTGACGAGTACGGCAACACCAAATACAAACCTCTTTCGCTAAATATGGGCAAGATGGGCGAACTTGGTGCTCAGCTCGGTAATGGAATAGGTAGCTTCGTGAAGGAGATGGCTAAGCACCTATCTGCCGACCTCAAGCAGGAAGCCGACAATATGAAGTACATCGCTCAGGCGATGGTTGGCGATAGCTGGAGTTTGAGTTCCTTGATTGCAGGGAAGGACGCTGGTCTACTTCCCGTCATCACGGGTATCGTAGATATTATCCAACGAATAGCAAGTGGTAAGTTCATTACTTACGATAAGGAAGGAAATCCCAAGCAGGTCATTGAAGCTAAGGTTAAGGACTTTGCTGGTACGGGTATTGAGCTTGCTAAGGGTATCGGAGGATTCATCAGAGGTCTTGCAAACAACCTGAAGGACGATATTGATGGAGTAGACTTCGGTAAGCTGATTAAGCGAATGGGCAAGGTTGGTGAAGTTCTTGGTGATGAAGATGATGGTATCATCAGTATCGTAGAACGTATTGGACGTGTTGGTGCTAAGGCGAGCTGGAATGCCTTTGTAAGGTTCAGAGATATGGCGATGAGCGTCTTCTCCACCATCTCATCAACAGCACACCTTTTCAGCGAAGCAAGGAAGAACCTATACGATGATATTGAGGATGTCGTAGACGACATGGATGACACGATGGGCTACTTCGGCAAAATCGTTAAGAAGGTGGAAAAGTTCGGAGACCTTGATACGTTCAAGAGTACTCTTTACGCCAAGCATACAATGGGAGGCTTAAAGGAATTGCTTAATGATACGTTTAGGACGTTCGGAGAAAAGCACACGAGCGAACAGCTGAATGGTCTGATAAAGAACTCCAAGGAGACGCTGAAGGCTATTGCTGGCGAGACTGACGGCTGGTGGGCTGGTAAGACGGATGGTCTTATTGACGTGATGATAAGAGCAGTCGTTAAGACGGAGAAGCTCAGCGCACGTGAAGAGGTTACATTCAAGAACGGAACTCAGTTTAAGATTGCCCAAGCCATTGAACACCTTGACCAAGCTCTGATGAAGAATGCAGGGGAGAGGGAGAAGACGCTTGACAAGCTGACCAAGAAGCTCAACGAAGCCGCTAATGCTATGGCTAACCTTTCCGAGTCTGCCGACAAGCTCGGTGGTCTTGATAAGATTGGCAACCTGAGTGGAGTGGCGATGAGTGATGGCAAGAACCACGCAAGTTCGCAAAACGGAAGAAATGTAACAAACGTAAATATACCATCAACTATGGTCGTTCGCCTTGACAACGCAAGTATAGGAGCAATCAACGAGGCGATTAGAAATAATATAATCTTAATACTATCTGAAAAATAGCAGAAGGGGCGCAAGACTAAAAATCCTGCGCCCCTTACTTTTATATCAGATTATCAATTTCTCTCACCCGTCCTTCTCGTCCTCTTGGCAGATAGGTAGGTATCTTCGGGGAAGTCATTACCGCCATTGCCGTCGTCACCGATGCAAAGCGTTGTCAGACTACGTTCTTCCCTCTTTATCTCACCCAAGAAACGTGACCCCTTCGGGAAGACGACCTTGTAATCCTGCATTGCAAGACCTGAGCCATAAGAGGCATAAGGAAGAAGCTGAGACTTGATAAGCCCGTCACTTACTTCACCATAACCCGAAAACTTTCCTTCCTGCGTCTTATACATATTGTTAAGCCCGTAGAAAGTGGTATCATAATTGTCCGTTAGGTCATAAGCCTTACCATCTGATGTTGTGCCGAATGTCTCAGCACACAGCCCAAAGATAGCATCCTCATACTTTCTGTGGATACGCTCAAATCGTGCGTTGTTAGAGAACTCAGAGACCTTAACACCATACGTAACTTCTTCATTGGAATAAAGCGAACGTGCTCTCCTTGGTCTACGTGGAACGTCACCCGCATGTTCTCTTCTATCATACCAGCTATCATCACTCGTCAAGAAGTCATCGCCAGGTTCAGGCTGAGGTATAGCAGGCAGAGTATCGGGATTTTTCATTTCCCAATCATCTATAATTCTCGTGAACATCTCAACATGTGCTGGAACGGGTCTGAACGCATCATCTATATCAAAGTTCGCCCCTTCAGTGTCCCTGAACCTAAACTTAGTTGTAGGCTCATCAAGCAGATTTCTACCTTCTGCGTACTCCTCGTTGAAGTTATGCACCTCATTAAGATGAAGGTTGAACGAAACAGAAGGCATTGCCACAGATGAAATATAATCACCTTCACCTGCACTTGACGTAACGTCACCATTGATAGCCCTTAGTCGGAAGTTGTGCTGGATAGTCATCTTATCCGAAGCACCCATAGAAAGGAAGTTCATCACGTTGTAGCTATCATCAATCATAACGTCAAATCTATCAAGAGACCCATCAATAGGCTCAACATGGAATGACTTGACCATACTATTGAATGACGTTGGAACAAGGTTAGCTCTCATCGGAGTGGATATGAGCCTACCTTCACCGACCTTCCTCAGGATACTATACCCGCACTTATGGTCATTAAGATACATAAGCGGAACTTCCGTTGGAACGATTGAGATGCGCTCGGTTATATTCAGAAGCTCAGCGTTCGTGTCAGGTCTGTATATGTTTTGTCTCTGTATGCTTGGATATACGTGGTCTTTTTCAACGTGCCTCATGCTATACTTCTTAGCAAGAATCATACGTTCAAGAGGACTGATAGCATTTCGGTAAACCGCCTCAAAGTGGGAGATGCTACCCGTAGTATCAAGCTCGTCTGAGACCTTAAACTTGTCATTCGTGAGAGGGTCTCTTTCGTAGTTCCAATCTCGTGCGGCTTTGTATATTGGAGAGTATTTCCCGTAGTTTTGACCACGCTCTTCCATCACGCTTGATTCAGAGTCTGTAAGCTGATACTTAACGAAGACCCCTGCGTGACCTTGCTTAACGACATAGCTATTCTCCGACTCGGGCATTGGCGTTGGAACACCTACCGATGCTCCATTCTTATGGAATACCCTCGTCTCAACCTGAGCGTTTCTGTACATAAGGGTATTAAGGGAATACCCGTTATTCATAAGGTGAACGTCAGTGAAGGCTCTCCAAGCGAAGTCCGAGAGAACCATTGAGCTAAGCTGTTCCTTGTAAGGCGTTGAAGTCTTATCGTAGAATGCCCCACGATTAACGCCATCCTTATAACCCCTACTTGAGAATGAATAAGACTTAATAGCGATAGCGTTATCCTTGGTGTCAGGCGTATAGACAAGCGGATTTACATTCGCCATGTTGAAGTCGTAGAATGGCTTTAGCTTCTCACTACCAGCCAAGAAGGCATTAGGTAGTGCATAGCTGTCCTTAGCATTATGTGCGCCAAGGAAGTAGCCAAGGCTCTTTATTCTACCAAGGTCAAACAGCATTGAGCTTCGGTATTTTGCCGTCTTCATCTCCTCTGCCGTTTCAAGGGGCTTTCTATCCGTGAACGTCAAGAACCTTGAGTCAAGAGCCGTGTTCAGCTTGTCGTTGTCAAAAGTTCCTGATGACGTTGGTTTATAGGTAGAGAAAGCATTGGAGGTGTTGAAGAAGTAGAGGTTAGAACCGCTCTTGCTTTTGAATAGCTCCGTTACAACGTGTGGATACTTACCACCACCCCATTCGACTTGGTCGGAGTCGTAGATACTACCAACTACAGAGTTACACGCAAGTAGGAACTGAATGTCATACCTTCTCGCAAGACCCGTATGGGGTACGAGCGAGTTGAAATCAAAGTTATCGTTAATCGCCTTGCGATAGTTCATCCTATCAATAGGAAGCCTATCTACCATTGTACTACCCTCAGAGTATCCAAGGTCATTGGTATCCTTTAGAAGGAAGTAGAGAGGACTCTTAATCCCGTGCATATCTGCATAGGACTTATGGTAGATTGATTTCGCTTTGGCGTTAGCAAGTATTGACGTAAGCTCCTCCCTCGTAAAGTTGTCTACCGAGCTTTCGCTCTTGACATAGGACATCCCGTAGATAACGTTGAACTCCTGGGGTTCAGAGTAGGTGTACGTGATACCATTATCTTCGCTCATGGCGATACGAAGGTAGATGACGTGCGAACCTCTCTTTGCGTAGGGAATAAACGTAGATAGGGCTGGCTCAATCTCGTAGGTGACGTACTCGCTATCATCGCTCTTAGCGACAATCTTAGCCTGCTCGTCACTCGCAAATTTCCACACAACCTTATTCGTGGAGAATTGTATCTTGAACAGAGGGGTGGTAGGTGCTCCTAAGAGCACCTCTTCCTCCTCCTTTATATTTTTCTTCTTTGCCATATCTTTTGCCTAATTCTTCTTTACTTTGACCTTCAGGGTGATATTTGCCATTGGCGACCCACTGACGAGGAGGTATGGGTCTTCTCCAAGTTCTTGTGGGGTGATGTAGTCACCTTCCTGAGCCTTGTAGAGGGATGGGTTGGTATCCTTAGTGTAAGACCTACCAAGTACCGACTTATCTGCCTTATACACCTTTTCAAGGACAACTGACTTGGTAGCAGGAGTTACGGGCTTTTCGGTATTACCCTTTGCTTCATAGGTTATCGTAAACCAACCCTTATACCCTTCCTTAGGAGCGAACTCATTTGCATCTACGCTGTACTTAACCCCTTCAGGTGATGTCAGTGTAATGGTTGGTACAAACACATACGTCTTCGTTCCAGCACCTGCGATAGTCGTGTTATTAGGTACACGGGCTGATACTTCAACCACATCATTACCCTTAGACTTAATCGTAGTAGTAAGACCACTGATGACGGAGTACTTCGTGAATGTTCCGTTGTTAGAGTCACCATTCACTTCATATACGACAAGCGATAGGTTGCTATTCAGATATTCTTCCGAAGCATCCTTCCACGACATATTGAATATGATGGCATCGCCATTCGTATTGTACTTGTCGCCTTCCTTCATCTTAAGGTGCTTTCCTGACGTACCCGTTCCGTTGGTCGTTCCACCACCATTGAGTGCTCTACCCGAAGAGTTGATATAGTAGATACCATTTGACTTATCAAATAGAATCTTAGGACGTTCGGTGTTCTTCTCGGGAGGAGTTGGAGTTGGCGTTGGCGTTGGGGTTACGTTGATTCCGTCCTTAATCTTCTCTTCAAGCTCCTTTAGCTCCTTATTGACATCGGAAAATCTCTTCGTCATACCGATAACCTCCTTGGTAAGAAGGTATATCTGCGAGTTAGCCTTCGTTATGTAATCTTGTAGAGCTATCGTTGAAGGGCTATCTTTAAGACCCTTAGGGAATGACTGCTGTAAGTCTACACCGAGATTATTCGTATCGGAGACATCTACGCTAATAGCTGACCCCTTGTGCCTAAACAGAGCGTTCTCGTCTTCAAGGTGGTTATATACACCAGCCTCTTGAAGTGCGCTGTCAATCTGAAGAGCGATAGCCTCCTGCCTTGCGTCCGTCAAGATAGCTTCCGAGCGAGAGCCTACTGAGAGGTTGTTAGGGAACTCGCATATCACTGCATTAGACCAATCCGACACAAGAGCGTTCTCGGGGTAGCCAGCTTCTGACACAGCCCTTACACGAACCTCTACCTTCTCCCCACGTTGGATGGGGATATTGATTTGGTTGATGTTCTCCGCACCACCATCAGAGATGCTCTCCTCCTTCCAAATAAACCTCTCAGTCTTTTCATCGTAGACCTTTTCAAGGTACTTGCTTCTGTAGGTAATCCAATCGGTATAAACCCCACTTGTCGTGGAGGTCTCATCCCCATATCGGTAGGTCTTTAACTCTACACCATTATTATCCAGCTTGAGGTAGCGGTAGGAAATATCGAATGCGATAATCTTCTCTCCGTTACGTTCATCAGGGATAGGGAAGAAACCTCTAAGCCTATACTTAGGAGTTGAGAGGGTAATACCATTCTTTACTGCAAGGTCATTGAGGTGCTGAAGAAGTGAGTTATACTCCACTTGGTTTTGCTTCAGAGCCTTGACGTTTGAGTCAATCTGCTCCTGCTTCTTCGTTCGCTCCTCAGTATTGTTCTTGTCAATGTACTGAAGCTCGTCCTTTTGCGTTGCAATCGTCTGCTTCAGTGATGCCATACGAGACCTCACAAGCTCCATATTCTTTGAGGTTGTCGTGATGTCATCGTTGTCAAGGGTATAGTCTAATTGGCTGTTAATCCTTGCTACACCGAAGTAATCCGCTGACAGCGAAGGGGCATTAGGCTTGTGACCATTGTAGGCGTAAATCTTTCCCTCCTTGACCTCTGAAATCATCCTCGCTCCGAAGTCAGCCACCTTCCCGTAGTAGGAAGAAAGGGCTTCACCTCCATCCTCGTTCACAAGGTCATTAGAAAGGAAGTATGTTGGGGTAGACCATTCCTTAGAGGTGATGTTGTACTCCTCGTTGATAGCCTTGATGTAGATGATGTTCACCTCATTAACCCCAACACCTATATTAACGAACTTATCCTTGAATGGGTCTGAATATATCTCAAGACGTGATTCAATGAATGGGTACTGCCCGCCAATATCAAGACCGACACGAACCATACTTGAAGCGTTGTTCACCTCCAAGACGTTGAGTACGCTATCTTCAAACCTCAGCTTGTCTCCGACCTTCAGTGTTAGGCTTCTAATCGGATGCCCGTTCGTATCTATCTCGTTATAGTTGAGAGTGTTAAGCTGTATGTAGCTCTTACCCTCAATGGTAGCAACGTTGGTGACATTGAAAGCCCCATCTACCTTTGAGATATGCAAAGGCAAAGCGACATCCTCCTTATCCTCATAGAAAGCAATCCCCTTATCACTAAGAAGGTGCTTCATTGGGATATACTTCTTATCGTCAGCTGAGAGTGCAGGAAGGACATTGTTATAAAAGTCCATCACATCCTTTGACTTAGCGTCAAGGATAATCCTTGATACAAGCACCCTATCAGCAAATCCGTCCACCACTCCTTCAAGGTTATATGCCACCTTGATACGTGGGAACATCATATCCTCAAAGAAGTAGTTTGCATCAACGATGAATGTCTTTGGGGTAGGAAGCTCCGAAATCACTTCGGGTGGTACGGAGACTGCCGTAGCTTTAATCTTCCTCCTCGTTCCATCGGAAAGGGTGACGACACCCTCACCTGAGAGGAGTGCGTTCAGGGCTTTCTTCAAGGAGTCCAAATCCCTTGTAACCTTGGCATAAGACGGCATCGTAATCAGCCTATCTTCCCCCAAATTCATCGTCACTGAATCCTCGTCAGAAGTCAGAGACTTTGTCACCAGCGTCATTCCGCTCAAAGCCACATTGGTAGACTCTATAAGTCTCCTTTGGGTCTCTGCGAATGAACCTTTATTTTTTTCGTCTGCCATATAGTTTCTTTTCTTTTTCTTATTATACTACACCTATACCCACTTGTCTCTGACCATTTATATATAGGTCAATGATGGCATAATCCCATCCTTCGGGATGATGCCCAAAACCGACCTTGCAGGAAATAGGGTAGTCGGGGAAAGCAGGTGATATGTACAATGCTATCTGTGAGTTTATCTCCGACTCAACCGCTGAGGTATCCAAGTTAGTGGAGAAGACCAAGTCTTCAACGCCAACTCCAAAGTTGTAGTTCCCGATAACCTCTCCCTTTCGTGTGGATAAAAGCACTCTAATCTGAGTGATAATCTCCTCATAAACATCGGAGAACTCAATCACGTCAGAGCCTTTGTAGCTTTCGTCCTGAGGATTTCTTATGTATATATCCCTGAGCATAATTACTTAATCTTGCTTTCAACATTCGCCAGCCTCTTAGCGAGGTTTGGAACGTCTCTGTCTACAACGCTGGACAGCCTTTCATTTTCCGTCTCCACCTTAGACATTTTAGTCGTAAGGAGTTTTACGTCTTCCACCATAGATGGAACATCACCACCAAGCCTGCTTATGATAGAGTCCACCATCTCCTGCTGAACCTTTGATAACTTCATAGCTCTCAGTACTTTAATGTCTTCTCTCAGCTTCTCGTGGCTTTCAAGGATGCTCTCGTAGTCCTTCTCAATCTTTCGGTATCTCTCGTTGATAGCGACAAGAGCCTTGTTGTTTTCCATCATCGTTTGAACAGCCGTATTCAATGCGAAGAACACGTCCCTCATTTCATCCATTGCGAGATGTGATGATGTCGTTTGGTCAATGATGGTTGTAGCCGTATCATCCACCGAGTCAAGCGTCTTGACGTTAATCTTAAACGAGTAGCTATTACCGAATGAGTTTACCGAAGACATCCTCTTCTTGATGGTTGGTATCTTCAGCGTAACTTGGTCAATAGGTAGCGGTGCATTACTCCCAACAACCGACTTAGCACCATCAATGAATACCACCCCATACAGATTGGTAGCAAGGGCTTCCGTGCCATCGCTGTTGTATATGGTGTAGTATATAAGTATGGTATTAAAGTCAAAGCTCCTATCGGCAGTGGCGGATACCTCCGTATCAATAGACCCCGTCATAGCGAGCTTGTCGTAGGTCATCGTCTCGTCCTTATGGATACGCTTGAGTGATTCAAGGTCTTTGACGAGCGAGATGCCATCAAGGCGACTTCTCTTAAACTTCTTCTTCTCGCCCCCGTGCGCTGGGTATTGGATAGTATCGTCAAGGAAGCTACCTGAAGCAACGAGACGTTCACGAGAAATCTTGTCATCGGTGATATATACGGGAACATCAGACACGCTCCACTCCATATCAGCACCATAATCCTTCTTCTCCATCTGCCACCAGCTGACCTGATTTTGCTCAAAGAAGTCTGCACTGATGGTCTTGTCGTCACTCCCAACAACCATATAGCTATCGTCACCCTTAGAGATTGATTGGAAGTCACCGAGGGCTTCAAGGTTGATATTGCTACCTTCTACATTAGTCTGCCCCTCAATAGTTCTTGACGAAGCTCCATACTGATAACCTGCCTTGTAATTCGTATCAAACTTAGAGATAAACCTCATTGGGTTAGAACCATAAGACGATGGGCAGGAGATATAGGTCTCGTTGAACATACCGAACTCATTACGATTGTTTGAGTAGGCGTTAATCTCACCTATGCAGTGGACGACACGTCTGTAATTATCAAACGTAGGCTCAAGCCAAGTGTCGGTATCTTCGTCATACTTGAAGCGAATAGCCCCAAGCTCCTTCAGCCACTTAAAGAATACTCTTTCGGAAACGGAGTCAAGGATATTCGCATTGTACTCAGGGGCATTCCTCAATGTCGTCTCAAAGTTCATGACGTAGTTCCTAAGCGACACGGAGAGCAACTGATTGGGGGTCATCTCATTATCCGAGAGTGCAGTCTTGACACCTTGGATTCGGTTGAAATCAATTCTGTTCCCATTGAGCTGGTCTGAGTCAGGATTACCCGTTGGCTGAGTTGAAGGGATTTCAAGAAGAGCGTAGTGCGTAAGAGCGACTCTGTTTCTTCTTTCATTCAGGTTGAGACCAATATCCTCCATAGCAGAAGGGAAGACAACCATTGTCTCCCCATTCTCACGGAAGTTCTTTATAAGAGGGGTCTTATATTTGCGTTCTATTGACATATACTAAAGTTTCAGGTACTCCTTTATCGTGTTAATATCGGAGAGAACAGCCTGAAGAATTTTCTTTATCTCCTCAGCCTCTTCTCTGTTTGACTTGGCTATACGAAGAGCCTCATCAGCATTCTGTTCAGCCTTCTCCATCTTCAGCGACAAGGCATTGATGGAGGTGATGCTTGCCGTGTAGACCTCGTTCTTCTCCCTCATTTCATTTTGAATGGGAGCGAGGAGCGTAGTCCTGACATACTCAGCAAGTGACGATACAAGTGCGCTATCTTCCTCAATGGAGAGCGTGCGTGCTTCAATGGAATCAAAGACCCCTTTATTAGCCTTAATGTCTTTATCGGTACTGATACCAATCTTAACTGCAATGCCGTCCTCGTCTTCCTTGAAGACCCTTTCGTGTAGGGCTTCAAGCTCCTTGTTATTGTGATTAACAACGGGGACTATTGTAGCTATGGGGGTATCAACGTTCAGTGTACGTAGATTAAGTGGCATCTCTAACCTTAAATATCTGATATAACGTATTTACGATATTATATGAGCACCTCTTCTTACAAGCGATGGCATAAGCCTCTATCCGATGGGCAGACGAGATACAAGCAGGGTAACTTCACCATATCACCTCAGTACTTACATAAGTATATCGGAGACCCTGAACTAATCGTATATCGTTCATCGTGGGAGTATAAGTGGTGCAAGTATTGCTGTATCAATCCAACTATCCTGCGATGGAGTTCTGAACCTATCGCTATAAAATACGTTCACCCTCTGAAACTGAGGGACTTAAAGCTAAAAGCAGAGAAGGAGAAGGTCAATTTCAACCTTCAAGAGGCGATGGCGAGAGCCACGAGCAACTACTACCCTGACTTTTGGATGGAG